TGTTGAATATTGGAATGGTACTTCTTGGGTGGAAGATTTATATCAGATACACTCTGAAGATTTAGGTTATAACTATAATAAAACTTTATTCATACGTAATCAAAGTGATGAACATATTGTATTTGGTTTAGATAAGGATTTAGATGATTCTTGGTCAGCTAAAACAATTAATGGTATTACTGGTTATTGGATGAGGTTTAGGACGACTGCAAGTGCGACAACATATCCTTCTTTTGAACAATTTGAGTTAATGACTGACAGTACATTTATTACAAAAGAAGGTGTTATCCAATTTAATGGTAGGTCATTATATAAAAAATCTTATGATTTGTTAGGTGGGCAATGGGGTCAAGGCACTGGTTCAATAACAGATTTTAATGTGACTGTAGGATCAGGAACTAACCCATCTCAATCATGGAATCACGAATTTCCTGTTTCACAATATAGTACCAATGGTGAAGCAGCGACCTTTACTTTTAAAATACCAAAGGGTGTGAGTACGGCACAAAAAGTTAATGTTTATGCGGATTATATATTGAACGGTACCGCAGCAGATACAACACCTGTAGACATTTTATTTTCACTACTACCTGTTGAAGTAAGTAATGTTTTGGTTGCGGACCCAGATGGTAGTAAAATACCTATTCCTAGAACAGTTTCAAATACAACCGCATTTGATACTAATTCGGCTCAGTTTGATACAACCACTACTGATGTGGGTTCTAATAAAATACATACAATTAATTTAGGTTCTTTTGATATTTCTGATTACTATAGTGATGATTTATTGTTGATGAGGTTAGAAAAAGATTCAGGTACCAATGTTAACCTTAATTTGGTTAGTTTATATTTGGACTTTAATTTATGGTCGTTGGGTGCACAAACTGACCCAGTTAGATTAACCACACAAACTATATTTAGTGAAGATTGGGAAGATCAAGGTGTGTCTAATGGTTGGGTTACAGTACAAAATCCTGCAGAGGTGAATTTATGGGCCATTAGTACTGGTACTTCTAGAAACGGTAATTATTCCGCATATATAACAAGTGACCTTGGGGGTACTAATGTATATAACTACAATGTTAACAACACACAAAACGGGGCTCATTTATACGCAGATATATCTATACCGGGTAATGCTAGAAGTTTAACTATTAATTTTTATTGGACTTGTTTAGGTGAAAATGGTGGGGGAGCTACTAGTTGGGATTATGGTAGAATAGGTGTTGCACCTACTTCATACACGCCTACCGCAGACTCAGAGTTTACGTCAACCTATCGTGTCGGTGCCACAACAAACAACACTAAGTTTAATGAAGGTTATAATGGTGGGGCGTCAACAGGTAACTGGGTATTAGAAACTATTCAAGTACCAAGTAATTTATGGACACCTGGGACTGATTTTAGACTTTTATTGAGTTGGAAGAATGATAGTACTATTGGTACCCAACCGCCATTTGCAGTTGATGATATAACTGTTGAGGTCGAAGTTGTGGCTTAAATAAGTTCATCACCATAGATGTCAGTCTTAGGTTTACACTTTTCTCTAATCAATTTTTCCACAAAGGCAAACATTTTAAGACCATTCTTTTCACAATACTCTTTTAATATTTTATGTGTTTGTGGTGTTATTTTTAAGTTTTTATCCCTTTTCATATACTATAAATATGTAAGTATGATAAAAGTATGTCAAAATTCATACTATTTTTTGTTGTAAAACAACAAAAATAATTTTTTCAAAAATATCCGCATATTTATTATAAAAAGAAATTAATAATAAATGTTTAAAAAATAAAATTAAATGGCATCAACAGACAGAATTTTTGTAAGTCCAGGTGTATTCACATCAGAAAAGGACTTAACATTCGTAACGAGACAAGTCGGTGTTACAACGTTAGGGTTATTAGGTGAAACTCCTAAAGGACCGGCGTTTGAACCTGTATTTGTTTCTAACTACGATGAATTTATTAGTTATTTTGGAGGACTAAACCCTGAGAAGTTTAAGGGTACTGGTTACCACAAATACGAATTAAATTATATCGCCAAATCATTTTTAACTCAAACTAATCAATTATATGTAAGTAGAGTTTTAGGTTTATCTGGTTATGACGCAGGTAATGCGTGGGCAATCACATTGGATTCCGCAGAGGATCCTGACACTGTAGGTAGTGCATCTACAGTTACTGATACGTTATTAACATACACCGCTGAAACTACTGGTGCACCTGTCTCATTAAGTTGGAATAACGATAACTTAGAAGCGTTATACAATGACGGACAATTTTCATTATCTACATTAGGGTTATTAGATACTGGATCAACTATTTCAGTAACTAACCCAATTTATGTTAAAACAGGATGTGATTTTAGTGGTGCAACTTTCGATATGGAAGTCGCTACTACAGGAACTAGTGGTGGTTATGTTACTGGTACTACAAGTGGTACTGTAGTTAGTTATACCGCAACTTGTTTGACAGATATCGATGGTAGTGTAATTGCAACTTTGAGATCGAGAGGTGATTATGACGCAAATGAGACTTTAGTATTTGATGTTACTGGGGCGACTGACGCAGTTATGAGTAACACAACAAATATTACATCTAACGCATTGGCATCATTTACAATTAATGGTACTGCAAGTAATGGTAACACATTTAGTTATGATGTGTCAATGGATAGAACTAAAAAGAATTTCTTACCAAGAGTATTCGGTAGTTCAACACAAGACAAAGAAACTGAATTGTGGGTTGAAGAAATCTATACTAACGTATTGGAGGACTTAATCGCTAAAAGTCAAGTTAGAGGTTTAGACGTAACCTTCAACAATATTTCAGGAGATGCAACTGCCAATCCAAATGGATATTTATCAAACTATAAAGAACAATGGAAATCTGCGGCATCACCTTGGGTACTTTCAGAATTAAAAGGTACTGGTACAGGTGCAACATTACAAAGACTATTTAGATTTATAACTATTTCTGATGGTAACGCTGCAAATGAAGATGTTAAATTCTCAATTATTAACATTAAACCAGATGATAAGACGTTTGATATTATAGTTAGAAATTTTAACGATACAGATGCTAATCCATCTGTTGTTGAAAAATTCTCTAATGTGTCTATGGATAGTTCAGCGACTGGGTTTATAGCAAGAAAGATTGGTACTGCAGATGGTGAATATCCATTAAGAAGTAAATATATTATGGTTGAGTTATATGACGATCAAGATCCTGACTTAGCGAATCACTTCCCTGCAGGATTTGAGGGTGTGTTGAATAGAACTTACATTGGTTCTAGAACTTCGTTATCACCTAAGATCGAATATAAAACAGAATACACAGATTTTAATACTTCTAAATTAAGAAAAACTTATTTAGGTTTAAATACAGATATCGGAGTTGATCAAGACTTTTTCGATTATAAAGGTAAAAACGCAGTTAACAACGGAGTATTCACAGGTAAAACTGATGGATTCCACTTAGATGTAAATGCAAATGGTGCGACAGTTGATTTAGGAAATGATAGTTATGTTCCTACACTACAAGTTGGTGTTTCAGCGTTCACAACAGACGCAGGATTAGTAGGTGGACCTTATGAGAAGTTAGCGGCGAGAAAATTCACATTCACATCATTCGGTGGATGGGACGGATGGGATGAGTATAGAACTCAAAGAACTAATGGTGACAATTATACTAAAACAGGATCTAAAGGTTCTATAGGTTTAACAAACGGAACATTCACAACATATGTAACATCTGAAGGTGATGATGGTATTACTTCTGACTACTACGCATACTTAGATGGTATTTACACTTATAACAATCCTGAAGCGGTTAACATTAATGTATTCGCAACACCAGGTATTGATTTAAGAGATAATATCAGTTTGATTGAAAACGCAGTAGATATGGTAGAGGTTGATAGAGCGGATTCACTTTATGTAATTACAACACCTGATACTGATGATGACGGACAAGCGTTAACACCAGACGAAGCGGTAGACATTATAGAAGATTCAGGAATCGACTCTAACTACTCCGCTACATACTGGCCATGGTTACAGATGAATGATACAGAAAATAACAGATATGTATGGTTACCACCTACATTAGAAGTTATGAGAAACATCGCCCTTACGGATAACGTAGCGTTCCCTTGGTTCGCAGCGGCAGGTTTAAATAGAGGTACAACAAACGCAATCAAAGCGAGAGTGAAACTTAAATTAGATGATAGAGATGACTTATACGAAGGAAGAATTAACCCAATGGCGACATTCTCAGATGTAGGAGTTGTAATCTTCGGTAATAAAACTTTACAAGTTAAAGAAACCGCACTTAACAGAATCAATGTTAGAAGATTGTTGTTACAAGCGAGAAAACTTATTTCAGCGGTGTCAATCAGATTGTTATTCGAACAAAATGATGATGTTGTAAGAAATCAGTTCTTAAGTTTGGTTAACCCAATTTTGGATAACATTAGAAAAGAGAGAGGTTTAACTGACTTTAGAGTGGTATTAGATGATACACCAGAGTCTATTGATAGAAACGAACTTAATGGTAGAATATTTATTAAACCAACAAGATCGTTAGAATTCATTTCGATTGAGTTCAACATCACTAACACTGGAGCATCTTTCGATGATATTTAATAATAGTATATGATAATGGGTGGGTAACCGCCCATTATTTTTTAAATTTAAAAAAATGAAGAAATTAGTTAGAATCACTGAATCCGATTTACAACGAATTGTAAAAAAGGTAATCAGAGAAGAATACGAAGAAGATTTCGAACTTCCAATAGAAAAAAAATTAGATGATATCTTTTTTGGTAGTGACAGAGATAATGTTTTCACACCTCAAGGTGAGTATGGTTATTTGTCACAAGAAAAAAGACTAAGTAAACAAGTTACCCCTAGACAAAGAAAAAGAAGAATACAACAAGTAGTCAACCAACTTGAAAACTATATTAGTTATTTAAAATCAAGAGTTGGGGAGGAAGATGTTTTTATAGGTAATAAAGAGTATAAAGATGTTTGGGGTGACTATTAATTATAGTAATGAATTAATTTAAAAAAAATAAAAACCCATCATTACGGTGGGTTTTTTTATTTATAAGAATATTTATAATATATGAATATTAAACTTACAGAATCACAATATAAATTATTAAAAGAATTTAAGAAAAAGGCGTATTCATTTGATTGGGATGATAATATATTAATTATGCCCACAAGAATACATTTGGATTATAAGATTGGTAATACGGACGCTTATGTACCTGTTTCAGTTTCTACGGAACAATTTAGAAGTGTTAGACATAAGTTAGGTAATGAGTTTAGATATCTTAATAATGATATCACACAATCATTTAAAGATTTCAGAGATTATGACGCATTTATAGAAGACACAAAAAGAGCGTTATATCAAAATAAAATGGGACCTAGTTTTCAAAAATTTAAAGAGGCGTTAATAAGTGGTAGTGACTTTTCTATAATCACCGCCAGATCAAATCCACCACAGGCGATTAAAGAAGGTATTAAAGTAATCATAAATAATGCGTTTAGTTATGTGGAAAGAAAAGAGATGGAAAAGAATCTTAATGGTTTATCTATAGACGAATATTTAAACCTACAAGATTATCATCCAGTATCTTCATC